ACTCTTCGCCATCTCTCTCTGTCTCCTCTTCTTTCTCTACCGCAATCCTACCAGATCACCATCGGGCCTGACCCAATGACCTTCGCCATAGTTGCGAGCGATGGTGATGGACGGGGTGGTCACCGTTAGTACTCATCGACTTTGCCGCGTAAATAATCAATCATAGCTCTTACCTTTTGTGTCGACATACCAAGCTGTTTAGCAACGTCAGCATAAGACTTATTGTGCATATTCCAAAGCTTCCACACCAGCTTTTCATAACTGTCCATGTTCTTTTGACGTGTATCTGCTGGGTAGGCGTCCTTCACCGCACGCCGAGAGTCAAGCACGCAATCCAGCGCATGGTGGAGCCTGGAACGGCGGTCGTCGGAGTCTTTAGCAATACGCATTGCCATAGCCTTATCCACCTTTACAGATGGAAACCCTTTATTCACTAGCCAATTACGAATGCCGCCTTCAGAGTAACCGCCGGCACGCAAATCCTTAAGCGTCTCTTCAAGACTCTTCGCCATCTCTCTCTGTCTCCTCTTCTTTCTCTACCGCAATCCTACCAGATCACCATCGGGCCTGACCCAATGACCTTCGCCATAGTTGCGAGCAATTGTCCGGCCTTTGTCAAGTTGAATGCGCCAAATTGTTCGAGCGATGTCAGGGTCGTATACCCAGCTGAGACATCACCCACACTCTTACTAGTCAAAATGCCTGAAGCCAACCCAGCAGCTGCGACCTGTGAAGCTGAAGCACCCACGCTCACCGGCACCTGAATGGTCCACTGTGCCCAGAGCAGGTCGGTATCGACCATGGGAACGTTCAGCGTAACGGCAACCCCGGACAGTGTGTAGTCGATCCCATCAGGCGATTGAAACTGACCATTGCGGAATAGCGTGATAGTGCCGGTAGGCGGAGCTTCACTCAGAGTGCAGGCAGTTCCGCCAATGGTGATGGCTAACTGTTCACCGTGCAGCGTGTCCTTCAAGGCGGTGATGAGCGATGACGGCGACGAGTCGGCCCACATCGTGCAATAGTGGCAGATGAACAGCCCCATGGCAATATACCATTGCTCACACCAACGGGCCTGCACTAGCGATGACCAAGCAAGATTCAAATACATCTTGATGACGAACACTGGAAGTGTTGGCGACTCGTACACCGTCAGTACCACGCCAGTAGCCGTAACCGTCGCGGCGTTACTGACTGTGGCACCAGTCGCGTTAACGGCTATGATAATAGTATTCGGTGGAAGCCCTGCGGCCTGCAAGAATTGCCCTTGCAGTAACCCGGTCACACTAGGCAGCGTGATCTGGTTACTGCCGACGGTAGTGCTTCCGCCCAGCACCTGCGTTGGCGCCCCGAAGAACTGCGGGTACACGTTCAGAAAGTCGTCCAGGTAATAGGGAGGGTTGGTACCGAAGACCAGGTTCGATGCTCCAGCTCCAATTCCAGGTCCAGCGTATCCAAATTCTTGACCACTGCCCCACGTGTTCTGGAGCCACCCGTCGAAGTTTGGCCAACTGCCGTTAGTTCCCATGACGAAGTGGCTCCTTCCTGCTTATTAGAGACTAGTTTGGTGCTCCCTGGCGACCGTTTAAGGCACTTCTGGGATGATACAGAGTGATTACACGCCTAGTACGCGCAAAGCCACCCTGGTCAGGCTACGCCCTTCCCTCAACGCCGCGGCTGGCGAGGCCTTTGGGCGTACGGGTAGGCAGCTTGTTTTTGACCGGGGCATTCGCCGCAGCGAGACCGTCCGGATCATCGTCTCCGTCATCAGTGGCTGGCTCGACAGCAGGAGTGGGGATGTCAGCACCGTCCTTACCAGTAACACTATCCGCCGAGTTTGCCGATGCAGCCTCCTCAGCCTTTTGTTGAGCCTCGGTTTTATTACGTCCGGGCGGCGTCAGGTCGATGATGGAGTTATCAGCGATGCCGTGTTTGTAGGTCAGTGTGGAACACACCCAGTCAGGCACTGGAACTGGACTGCCGCCACTGACGATAGCGTTATAACGGAGGTTGACTCCGTCCTTCTCCAAGAGAAAGATTTTCGCACGTTTGAAAAACAGTGAACGCATTGTGTAGTCTCCTTGCTGCATTTGGATTTGTACTGCATGGTGTTGCTGCGCGACCTGCTTGGGATGTCCTCGCCGCGTAACGGCAAGGAACGTCAAGCGGCCCAGGGTCCAGACAGATCGCGCAACCTTGTGGTAAAACCATTCGCCGTGGAACCTGGTGGCCCGCTGCGGCGTCCGTTAGGGTGTAGACATGAAAAGGCCCACGACGGAGAGGTCGTGGGCCTAGAGAGGAGGTGTGGGAAGCTATTTCTTCAAGTAATAACCATAGTACTTCAGTTCAGCTGCTCTGCGGGCCTTGATCGCTTTGTCGAGTTCATTCCTCGGCCAGAAGCCAATATAAATAGATTTGCCATCAACGTGGATTGTCACGCGCCACTTACATTCACGCGACACCCAGTTGACGCCGGTCTTGCCACTAACACTGCGCGTATCTATCTTCGGCGGCAACTTCGCGTTTACTAATGTCTTTAATTCTTTGGATGAAAGCTCTTTGATGACTACTTCACTTGGTGCATACACGCCCCAATACTTTAGCTCGGCCGCTCTACGAGCTGCGATCGCTTTGTCAAGTTCGTCGCGCGCGAATAAACCTAAACTGATCACTGTGCCATTGACGACTATTCTTGACATCCATTTGTTGAGTCTCGCTACCCACGACACGCCTGTTTTACCACTGATGTTATTTGGTTGTAATTTGTGGCAATTTGCGTTATTCTGACCACGCGTTGCAGGTCGAAGATTCTTCCACCAGTTGTGTGTACGAACGCCGTCCTTATGGTCAATATCACCTTTTGGCCATTCACCTTTCATAAATGCCCACGCGAGATGATGCGCACGGTAATGCTTGCCGCGTACGCCTATGTTAATGTGCGTTCCACCGTCGCGGTCCAATACTCTCGTACCGGCGATAGACCCGATCTTTATTTTACCACCGTAAGAATTACGGCGAATCCGCCAAACGAACTCGCCGGTTTTTTGATTGTAGTCAAGCGCGTCTTTTAACTGCGCTAATTCGATACCAGGCAATTTCTTCACGGATTTGGCCATGAAGATATTATATCGAATTTACACCTGTTTGTAAACTATACCAAACGGTATCTAACTACAAGCCATCGCAATACACCATGGTCGTTGTCCTCTTGAAAATACACTGACCGATGCAGCCTACAAATGCTGTCTCGTAGCCAACACCAGCGCGCGTGGTGGGGACCGTCATCGCCTTCGTGCAGACTTGAGGAATCTTCAAGTAGCAACTTTTCTTCGAGTTCTTGTAGAAGACGCCACGATCAAGGCCATTACCAGGCTGGCCAGCAGCGGCGGTGTTGCCAGCGCCAGTTCCACTGATCCACGGATTCGGCAACGAGTTGATCTTGAACGCGACACCGTGGTGAGAAGCAACGCAATTCTTCTCAATGTACTCGATGACGGACATTGCCACCGGCACACCCGCGATAGCCTGCGGTTGAGTCAGCGTAGCAAACTGCGAGTACGGAATGAGAAGCCGATCGGCCATGCCCTCTTGCGTGGCATAACCGCTGTTCTGCGCCGTCTGGTTCAGAGCTGTGTTGACATCGGTGAGAATCTCACCGGGTGTCTTCTTAGCCCATGTGGTTGAACCGCCAGCACCAACCGGAACAACGTACTCAGGAGCGTTAGGGTTATTGATCAACCCAGCGCCACCAAGGAACCCGGCGTAAACAACGAAATCAAGCGCTTTCACCCAGTTAGTCTCGACCGAGTTCTCATAAAGCTCTTGGAGACTGAAGGGCGGAGCCTGGCCTGTTCGGGTGGCGAATTCCATCCGCTGCAAATCAACCCAGGTAATGGTCATGCCCATTGCCCAGATGTAAGTATCCCAGATGCCCTTCTGGATGTCAGCCTGCGCTTCAGGCAACTCGGTATTATTAGTACCTTGCAAACCGTAAGCCTGTGTGCCCGTAGTGCCGTAGTTACTGGCCCACGCGCTCAGGAATTGCGGAAATCCGCCACCAGTCTCGACCGTAATGTCGCGCGGGTGGGTTACAGCCTGAAGCGGTTCTGTCAGGTCGGTGTCGATAAGTTCCAATTGGCCCTGAAGGAAAGCGAACCCAGAGGCTCCGGCGGCGTCGAATGCACGCCCCCGATTACCACCGTTCGGATATCCATCATAGCCACGAGTTGAAGTCTTCATTTTGCGTGTCATGGTTCTGAGGTCTCCTCGTGTATATCTGGGTTACGCCGCGTTGCGGACCTTGATGGTAACTTCCAGGATGCCGTTAGCATCCACATAGCCAGTGCGCGCTACCACGTTCGGCAGCTGCACCAGATTGCTGAAAGTGAAGACAGTGGTGGCAGTGGTGGCCGTGGTCAGGCCGTTGCTCAGCACGATACTGGTATAGGCTCCCGCCGTTCCGGTGCCGCTGACTACATAAGTACCGGGAGCGGCACCCGCGCCAGAAACCACCATACCAACATGCACGTTGGTGAAGGTGATACCGGTAAGTGCGGTCGCAGCCGCTGCTGCGGCAGTGACACCGTTCAAGGTGAACTGGTCGGTAGCCGCGAACGGACCGGCCTCGTAATCGCCCAGCGTGGTGTAAGTCGCCGAGTTAGCGACGACGCGGGTGTAGATAGGCGACCCGGCATTGGGCGCGCCGGCAGTCAGCGCAATGGTGCCGTTGCCACGCTCGCAAACATCAGCAATGGAGGTGGGGTTGTAATAACCCACCTGCAAGGTGCCAGGAGCGACGGTGGCCGGGTAACTCAGGCTGGTCTGCACTTCACGAACCGCAAAGCCGGCAAACTGAGCCGCAAGCAGCCCGATGTTAGCCGTCGAAGCGGTGATGAAGTCCAGCGCGCTGGCCCAGTAGCCGCCCGTTGCATTGGGGATGATGACGGCAGGATCGCCGAAGTTCAGGTTGTAGGTGCCTGTGGTTGTCTGCTGCACCAGCTCGCGAGAGGTGACAACCTTCTCGCCTTGACGGCTAACCGTACCAGGAAACCCAAGATTAGGGCCGGTTACCGGAATGACTTGACCGAAACTGATGGGGTTCGGCATGGTTACTTGCCTCCTTTGGCACGCAGATCATCGTACAGCTTCTGCAGCTTGGCGTTAGAGTCCTCAGCGCTATCGGCGGCGCGAGCACGAAGATGCGGCGGCGCGGTGCCGACGCGTTTATGGTCCAAGGCACGAGCGCCACGAGCGAACTCGCCGTAGCCGCCAGTGCTGACTCGTGAGGCGCGCAGTGTGTCCAACGCGGTGTTGTACGCTTTCTTCATGGCGTCCTCGGCCTTACCCCTGCCGAGCTTGGCCACGAACGGACGAAGCATATTCAGCGTGGCGCGAGCGCTGTCCTGAGCGCGAGCGCGAGCTTGATCGTGAGCCTTCTTACGGTCAGCGATGGGCTCCTCTTCAAGGTCCTCATCTTCGTCGTCTTCAGCTTCGAGATCTTCCTCTTCGTCCTCAGCCAGCGCCTCTTCGCCGCTAGGCTCGACCTCTTCGCCAGGATCGATGGCGTCCTCAGCGTCAGGCTCTTCGCCAGCGCCAAGAGCCTCTTCCAGCTCGGCAGGGTCGGCGTCGGCTGCTTCATGCGCAGGCTCTGTCTCCTCTTCAGTGAAGAATTCACCGAGCAGGTTCTTGAGCTCTTCCAGGTCAGTGTCATCGGCCCTGCGATCGCGGCCACGTCCACCCTTGCGGTCCTGAGCGTCGATCATGCGGTCCAGAGCATCATGCATGATACGGCGATGCGCGTCCTCGGCCGATTCATGATCTTCGTCGATAGGATCGATAGTCGCCTCGTCGCGGGACTTCTTCCGATCGCGAACTTTGCGGTCGCGGCCTTCAGTCTCTTCGTACTCGGCTTCGTCCTTGGCTTTGCGATCGCGCCCACGCTTGTCTTCGGCGTCAACTTCGGGTGGCTTCTTTTGAAACTCCCCGACATCCAGCGCCGCCTGCGCAAGCTCTTCCGGATCTGTCTCAGCATCCGCGGCCTTGGCCCTAAGACCCAAGCCGAGCAAGTGCAACATATTATTCTTCACTGGTTTGCGCTCCTTCTTGGTTGATGTTGCGTTGTCGGTTGACGCCCGCGTCACGGGCGCGGCGGTGGATGTTGTAGGTAAATTCTTTTGTGCGGGCGGAGACTCAGCCCTGGGTGGCGTAACCTCTGGCGCGGCGTCGTTGATTCGCACATCGTCGCCAGCGCGACCATTCGGAACTACTGCATCGTGATTGCCGACCATCTCGCACTGAATGATCTTATTGCCCTCACGGCGAATTGAAAAGTCATAGCCTAGCGAATTCTCACGCGCCTCCTTGCGTCGCACCTTGCCGACCAGAGGCTCGCCGCTGATAACGAGATCGGCCAGCAACGGCCACTCACCGTCGTCCAGTTGCTCATCGCCCTTGCGCACGTTCTGCAGATGACCCTGAGCGTACTTACTAAAAGTCTCAGGCGTGATGAAGTCCGGCGGATGGTTATCGCAAATTGACGCGCCTTCGAGAGATGCGATGAACGCTGGCGCAAAAACTTCGCTCGCCGGTCGATACAAGTCAATGTTCGCACTTGGATTGGAGAGGTCCAGCCCCAGCTTCCTAGCCGCTCGCTGAGGAAGGTCGCGAATAGAGTATGATTGAAAACCTGTCCGAGCGATGGGGCAGTTCTCGACCAGCAGCGAGCCATCTGGCTTCTCTTGAATATTGTCCGTCAAAGGCGAGGCGAAGAATCCATGCGCCGTGATCTGCGGCTCTTGCTCAGGGTCTAATTCATCAATTGCGAATGTAGGCATAAGTTAACGCCCTTCCTCTTGTTTCCGCGCCGCCAGCTTGGCCCTGGCCATTTCTGCAGTGACGGCCCAATGCTGGCGGATTCTAGCCGCAACGTAATGCTTTTTGCGAATGCGCTTGATGGTCATGCGGTGCGCCCTTTGCCATGATTGCCATTCTTGCGCTCGAAGATGTACGCACCCACAAGTGCGCCTTGTGGAGCTTTGTATACATGAGTAATCTCACCCTTACCCGTTGCACTAGAATAATCGTACTTGTGCCCAACGGAGGTAAGTTCGCGATGCAAGCCATCTAGCTTCTCAGGGCTGGGTGAGTCTGACTGCCACTTTGGTTTTCCACCGGCGTCCGTAGCGTGGCGCGGTACGTTCTTCGCCAAAGCTCTTAGCAGTTCCTCGCGATCATAGCTGTCCATGTCAATTAATGGGCGTGTAGCAAACTTGACTGGTATGTCAAATTGTTTTAGCCATTTCAAACGCAATTCTTTAGACGCTGCGTTCCACCTATCCATCCCAGAGTCACGGTCATCCCTCCCATACGCCCTCGCCGCCGCGTCGTTCGCCCGGCTCATTTCACCGGGTCCACGAGCGATGTTCCGGCCGTGGAAGGCATCCTGTGCCATTTTACGGATGGACTTCGCCGATGCTCGAGTTAATCTTTTTAATTCGCCCTCAGCTTCGCTTATTTCGTTTAACAAAACTTGATTTGACGATTCACTGAATCCAGCTGCACGATTCTTTGCGAGTATACGCTTATTGCGCTCCAGCCACTCAACTAACTCACGACGGTCTTTCTCACGTGCGTTCTGCGATGAGTCCTTCGCCCCAGTGACTTTCTTGATAATAACTTTGCCCTGGCCATTGCACATCGTGCATTTATTACCTGTAGTGCGCTCGCCGACGCCACTGCATTGTGGGCAGTTAGTCCATGGCTCTTTGTTCATAGCATCCTTCCCAAATGTCTTCTTGAATCCCTCAGGATCACGCTTGGCGTAAATCCGTTCGACGTCCTCTCGAGTCGGCGCGGCGACGGAGGTTATCACGCGGGCTGATCTCGGTCGCTCGGCGTACTTAGTCTCGTCGCTGATTGGAACGGGGCGGAGGGAGTCTTTTGCTGACTTGCGCAGTAAGTACGTGTACAGCTTACGCACATCGGCCACACCATATTTGTCAGGTGCACCAAACCGTATAAGCGCCGTTGTCTTGTCACCTGAGCCGGCCACGCTTAAGATAATACCGACTTGCGGTGTGACATCAGTGGTAACCTTGTCACCTGGTTTGAATTCTTCGTCGTCCCCCACCGCGCCGTGGCCCAGCACGCGGTCTTCACCCTCGACGGGGATGGGAGCGGGGTCGGCAGAGTCTGTGGCACGTAAGTGTGCCAACTTTTCTTCGTACTTCTTGAGCTCTGCCTTCAGTTCAGCCATAATTTTCTTAGACCCAAACTTTTCTTTCCGCTCATTTGCGATGTCAGCCTTTACACGTTCAATCTGCTCCCGACATCCACGAATGAACCCAGGGTCAGCGTCTTTCGCCCATGGAACTTTCTCTTGTGACTTTGTTTTCCAGAACCCAGTTTTGCTTCCAACCGGCTCAAGATTTGATACACGTACTTTACCGTAGGTACAAGATGCGACACCATTCATGATAGAATCAATCTCACCCGCACCTTGGACTTTATCACCAGTGCAAGGAGCGTATCCCTGCGCCTCACCTTTGTAGTCTTTCCCCTCGACGGGGATGGGAGCGGGGTCAGCGTCTTTCGCTTGTTTGTAGCCGTATCCCATGCCATCTAATTCTTCTTGCACCCAAGTCGGAAGCGACGAAAACGCTCTTCTTCCAACACCTTCACCAAACACTTCTCCCCACCGCCTTTCAGCGTCGGGAATGTCGTGCAGCAAACTCATACGTTTTGCTAGAGGCAGACTGTCCCACTTCGCTAAAGCATCGCTCAGTGCGACGGGGGCGGGGTCGGCGTCCAAGCCACGATTAGCATGACCGTCAGGAGTTGTGTCTGGAATACCCTCTTTGCGCATAAATGTCTTCAGCGCTGCCTTTGTTCCGTGATTAAACACGGTGTACTTTTTCTTATTGCCATTCAAGTCCGAAGCTTCAGTAGTTACATTCCAAGTTCCGTCATTGTTTTGGTCAATGGAATACTCCTGGCCCTTGGTGCTTCGCGCCCAGTAAGAGTCATCCCTCCCCTCTGCCTTGCTCAGTGCGATGGGAGCGGGGTCAGCGTCTTGGGCTTTGCCGGCTTCACTGTACGCTATAGCTGCAGCTTGAGATGGCTTTTTACCAGCTTTTATTTCTGTTTCAATGTTCTTTGAAATCGCTTTATTACTGCCACCTTTGACAATGGGCACTGTGCCACCTCGTAGTAATTATTATCGCTACAACCTGTTTAGATGTGATATAATTACTTATCACATCAATGGAAAGGATTAAATGGGACGCAAACTAAAAGGCAAAATGCTGCCCTGTCAACAATGCAGCAAACTGGTGTATGTAATACCAGCGCGTTTTGAAACCTTCAAATGGTGTTCACGCAGCTGCGGCGCGATTGCACAATTAGTGCAGGTAAAAACTATTTGCAAAACCTGTGGAAAGCCTTTTACTCATGTTTGCGCTAGATCAAACACTGCGAAGTATTGTTCACGAACCTGTTATTACAAAGCAAAAACGGGGTCTATAGAATTACCATGCGCTGTATGTGGCAAGCTAATTCTGCGCTCTCCGTCGCACATCAAATCTGGCATGCGCCCATGCTGTGGCATTAAGTGTCGCGGGTTATTATTTCGTAAGAAAAATCCAAAAACAAGTGCATCAACACGAGTGTTCAAAAAACGCAGAGGTGAAATCAAAGCGTGTAATAGATGCGGTTACAATGAACACCCTGAAATTCTTGTTATACACCATAAAAGCCGCAATCGATCAAATAATACAGCACGCAACTTGGAAATTCTATGCCCTAACTGCCATGCAATTGACCACTACGTAAAACGAGGCTAGTTGCCCGTTGTAACGTTTATGGTCGACGACGTCCCAGTTGTTCCTTCTCGTGATGCAAAGTTTTGATGGTGGCTTAGTTACCGGTCGTGATGTTCGCTATACCCTGTTGCCCAGCGGAGGCGATGCCGTTAGCAATACCGGCAATGAAAGTATTACTGCCGATGGTCAAGAATATCTCGTGACCCGGCAGTACGCACACGCCAGTGGTAATCGTCACCGTGACTGTGTTGGCCGTGCCCAGCTTGAAGAATAATGGGCACATGCCGATGTTGACGATCCGCACATAAGCATCACTGCCCGGAGTTCCCGGTAAGGCGATGTTAGTGCTAGACGTGCCGAAGGTGGTGCCGACCGAAGTGTCGGGCGCGAAGGAGGGCTGAACTGCTAGAGTCACAGGCATTGTAGTATGTTACCTCGGCTTCCTTGCTGAGAGATTCTTATTGCAATCACTAAAGTCAACGTGGTAGATTGTTCCGTAAATGTCCTTAAAGAACACGCCTTTGTCAGATGCATCAAAGCTAGACAATTCCTTACCAGGATTCAGCCACTCACCGCCGACGTTGTGGTCCATGTCAGACGATACTTTATCAGCGTATAGGCGGTTCTTCACGTAAGCCGTCTTACCACCAACGTCCTTCGCTTTCCCCGCGTCACGAGCGCCAAGCACATGGTCAAGAGCGCGGTGCAGTCGTTCGCGCCGGGAAGAGGAGTCGGTAAGACGACCGTCACGCTTCTTCATGTCGGCATAATCTCGTGGGAATTTCTTGGCAATCCACTGCTCTTCACAAGCGGCTGAACAGAAATGCTCACCACCTTTAGCAGGTTTACCACAAGTAAGACATGAAGAGGAGTCTTGGGCCTTAGTGCCTACGAGTTCAGCCATTATTCTCCGTGCCTCAACGTCTTTCCGCTTCTTATACTCTGCACCATACTTTTGCATAGCAGACTTACCGTGCAAGTTGTGCGTTGTAGCTGTTCCAGACTCTGGTGGTTTGTAATTAGCGCGTTCCCATTCAAATAATCTGCGTGCACCCTCTTTACGTTGTGCTTCTAACAGCGTCATCTTATCCCTCCCTCCTTCGCGCTCACCGAATCCAGAACCCGGTCCAGGGCGCGGTGAAGGCGAACACGGCGAGCAGTGGGGGAGTAGTCTTTAGCAAACATGACAGGAACTTTGGCTTCACGTCCATACTTTGCAGCTTGCAATGAGCAATTAGGACAGAGCGTTTGTTTGTACCCACCAACGTCATATTGCCGCAGACCTTTGTTGCTTTTACACCCTGCAGCTTTGTGACCGTGCGATTCTGATTCACATTCGCAGAAATTCTCCACCGTATCCCTCCCCCTCGTCCTGCCGCTGTTCCGCATCTTATCAATCACCATGTGCGCCATTGTGAGCGCTGCGTCCAGGTAAGATGTAGCTTGGCCGTACTTACCAGACTTAGCTAGCCGTACGGCCTCGTCTAAATGATCTTGTGCCGATTCCAACTTACGATGCCAGTACGCTGGATCATCATCTAGCCTTGTCTTAGTAAGCAGCACCTCAGCGTCATGCACCAAACTGACGGTGGGTCTGTACAACGCATTGTAAGCGGTCTCGGCTGAACTGCCAGTGCTGCGAAGATGATTGCTTACAATCTCATCATGACGAGTGCGAAGCACTTCAGCAGCTTTGGAGTCGGTGGCCCTAGTTCCGCTCTCAAACGGTAGCAACTCACCCCACGTCCGCTCCTTCGCTAGGCCGCGCCGTGGGTCGTCACTAACGGGGTGAGGGTCGTGAACGAAGTTGCCTTTGTAACCGACAACTGCGTGCTCCCCACCTCGGGGCGATACGCCCAGAATGACGTGATACGACTTCGGCGGTCTATCGCGGTCGATGGGACGCTCCCGGTACTCAAGACCGTATGGCGCCAGGAAGCTGTCCACGCCCAGGTCCAGGTTGGCGTTAGGGAAGTCCGGGACTTGGTCCTCGACCAGATTTAGAAGCGACGCGATGCAAGTGCGGAAGCATGTCCCTGAATTTCCGACTCTCGATTGAACAAGCTTCAACACTCTGTCGCCTCCTATCTATGCGATTGTGCCACTTGCTAAGTCGCGCCCAACATGCTGATGCTCCAGCTCCCGCTCTTCACGCCACAAAAGTAGATTCAGCGGGTTGGTCTTCACTGGGACGTAACGCCCATCATCACCTACTGGTGCGTAGTTAGGCGCAGTAACCCGCTGGCGACAAACAGGGCAGAGATACGTGTACGTTCTGCCACATTGGCACATTTTGAAGGTCATGGTTCCACGCTTATCGGATTCGAGGTCCTATCCCTTGACGTATCTAGCGCGCCGTTACTTCAGGCGAACACGGTTTATTCGGATTTCGCTTCGCCAACCACTTCTCAAACTCAACGATAGTCATCGGCGTCCAGTCAAGCAGTATGTCTTTTGCACGGTGATGCCCGGCATCGTAGGCCGCTAACGCAGTGGCTTGGTTAGAAAACCCTAGCATTACCTTTGACTCGTCAAACCGCTTTCTATCACCGAGAACAGATTGGTCAATGCAGTAAATCCACAATGATTCTTTGTCGGGACCGACGTAACAATCTAGACTATCACCATCAGCGCCTAGGTGCGACTTCAAATACCCATAGTCTGCCGGCATAATAGTCTGCCAAGGTTTCCCATGCTCGTCACGTCCATGTCGTGGGTAGCCTTTAGGCGTCTCAATAACGATCGGCAAGCCGTGGACTTCGATCTCCGGGCCGGGTCCGTCGCTGTCCGCAGCCTTACCGGGCCTCTCCACACCCCTATTTGATGGAGCCTGGTGGCCCGTGGCGGCCTCCGCACCGCGCGGCTGAGGGTTATTAGGCCCAGGCTCGTTGCCTCCGCCCTGGGAGGTCTTCGCCTTGGCCACCCGGTCCTCTTCTTTAAGCGCCTTGGATGGCGAAGAGGCCGGGTTCAATCCGCCTGTAGGAGGTTCCGGCTTATCGCCGCCTTCCTCACCTACAGCAGCGCCGCCGAACAAGTCGCCGCCAACTTCACCTTCTGAAGATACCTCATCGCTCAGTTTGGCGATGTCTTCATCAGTAAGGTTGCTGCCGATGCCGGTAATGTCACTAGACTGCTTAACTTCCTTGCCAACCACGCGAGGCGACATCACTCCGCCGTTCATGTAGACGGCTAGAGTATCAGCGGTAGTCTTTGCCAACTCAGACTTTTCCTGCTCAGTGAGTACGCGGATGGAGGGAAAGTTCAAATCCATATCAGCCGGTACTTCGCCCAACTCGGAAGCGGCAATAACAGGGTACAGCTTCTCAAGTGCCGGACGAAGGCAGGTGTTAGCCTCCGTGGCCACCGTCTTCTCATAGATGCGCTCATCGCCGTCGCCAGCTTGACCAAGACCGTTAAGCGTGCGCCCCCAGAGCAAACTGACGGGCATCTTGGCCGCGCCGGATACGTCTAACTGGAAGGATTGTTTCAGCTCGGACAAACCACTGAAAGAATACTCTATCTTGCTAAGCTCTCCGTCTTTAGGAAGAATAACTAGCGATTGATTACTAAGCAGCTCGTTTACGTCCTGCATGCGCTGGTAAAACTTCTGACTAGATTGCGCCGTGCTGCCAAGCCCGCTCAGCATGCCGGCAAGATCGTCATTGCGCATGCCGATGATCTGCGCACGATAGCTCAGTGACAACGCATTGTAACTCACGTTGTCGTACGACATGATGGTCTGCACTACCGGAGCCAGTATCGAGATACCCCACCCGGAATAAGCAGATTTCTCCGGTTCCGGCATCGTGGGACCGGTAAAGCGCAGTATGCGCGAAGAGTGAACCTTGAACGTAGCGCCGCCCTTTGCAGACCTGCACTCATAGTACTCCGGCAGACCTACGTCCAGTGGGCGCTCAATATCATCGCACATTTCAGTTGATGGAGTGATGCCGCTCCAGCGGTCAAACACCGACAGACCTTTATACGCGCCAACCTGAATGTCGTCAAGATTGAGCGGCTGGTCAAGCTCATTCTCGTGGCCCTTGATGACAATTAGCGCGCCCGCACCACCGAACAGCCGTCCCCAGATCAACGCCTCAAGCATTTGGCTCTTGGTGTTAGTCTTCCTGACGGCGCGGCTCATCCGGTCCAAGTCCTTGGGGTCTATCTCACCAAGAACGTTCGGCCACGTTTTGACTATGTCCTGCGCCGGGGCCTCCACAATTCTCCTGGCAACCCAGCTAGTCTCGAACATCGACAAAACTGCCCAGTAGTTCAGAGTCCAGCGAGTGATGTCATAACTAGTGCCGTTCTCAAGACTGGATGTTCCAGCGCCGGTCCTGGCAAGCTGGTTCGAGAAGAAGTCGAAAGCCCTGGCGTTCTCAGCTGCTTGAAGACCCAGCGCCTGCGCTTGAAGACTGGGCTTAGTGCGCTGCTTGCGTACATCCCGGAGCAAAGAGTCTAGGGCCTTATTAGACGTTGACTTACGCTTGGTGGTTGCCATTGTACTCAACGCCTAACCTTTCTGCACAGTATAGTCGTCACTGCGCATCTTCTTCCCTGTCAAGCCAAATTACTTTTTCTTCCGAGTAACACACCGGCCTGACATCTGACCCGTGCTTCACAAACGCCCAAAGTAAACGTTTCTCTGGATTGACTATGGCCTTCAACACCTCGCCATCCAGTATCATGCCGTTGACAATGAGGAGGTCATCAGCGCGAACAACGATACGCCGCTTGGCTGTAACCACCGACGACCTCCTAGCTTTGATCACTGTTGGACGTAGCTGACCATTCCGTAGTGGCCTGCACCGACAGTAGTAACACACAGTGCGTCGCCTAACTTGTAAAACATGCCGGCACAGTACACTGTCCAAGCACGAACTCCGACGGTGATCTCAATGGGTGGTGGCATGAGCAGTAATACCAAATGTTTTTAGGAAAGCCTGTTTACCCATCGTAGTGACTGAGCCATGATGATGAACTTTGGCCGGAAAGCGAATGTCGTCCACATCTAGAACAGGTTCACTGTAGCATCGACAATTGGGACATGACCCTGCGGCGTAAGTTCCCAGCCCAGACTTCACACCCATCAACGCCTCAGGCGAAGGTGGGTCAGTCCAGCTACAAAGCACGTCTGACATGTGCGCATGGCTTCCACGAACACGCGCATCATGCGAAGTACGCCACACGTACCAACTCAAACCTAAGTCTTCACTACGTGCCTGCGTAAGCGCACTACTCGCCTTCGCCGTCTCCGTCCTGGAGATAAGCTGCACCCTGGAACGAAGCAAGATAGGGAACCGCAATCGCATCATCTTCGCCACCGTCCCAGCGCGGGCACCGGATTGTTGTGCTTTAGTTACTTCATTAACCAGTGTCCGCGCGGTGTCTAGGGGGAGGGAGCTGATGTAGTTCGCGTTCTCGGCGATGAGCTGATTGACACGATGGCCGGTAGAAGTATCTGTAAGTTCCTTTTGGAGGTAGGCGTAAAGCTGCCGTGACTTCTGCGACTTCGCAGCCGCTTCGCGCCACGTCCTAGCATTTGATACTGCGGTCCACTGATAAAGCCGCTTCGACAATTCAACTGAAGCCTCTTGAATGTCTGCCTGCTGGCTGCGTTCATGAAGCTCCTGAAGCCATTCGTCCAATGTCTGTGACGGCATTAGAGGCTTCAGGATGCGTCCGGTTATTTGGCGCAACCCCTTAGCATAGGCATCAGCGAGCCGCTTAGTAGGGCCGAACTTAGGCTTGGGTGCCATACATCCTCACCGCCTTACTTCGCCTTCTTACTGCCGCTCTTGTACCCCTCGCCGTACGCCTTCTTGAGCCAAGGCGTCCAGTCAGGGCGGGGATTGGCGGTATGAGCTTGTAGCGCGTCATTCCCGACACCACTGCGGCTCGTGATACCTGCGGATCAACCGCCATGGAGTTTGATGGCACCATTTCGCGCGGGCCGCGGCCTTGTCAGTTACGTCCTGGT